CAACATATTCCTAACAGATGATAAGATCAAACAAACTCATCGCACTAGCACAGCAATCAATGATTTGATAGAAAAGGAATTCAACGGTAAATTGGATTGGTTGCACCTTGATGTCGAGGGAATAGACGGTGATTTGATTTTGGCTCTGAAGACTGAACCTACTCTCATAATATTCGAAGTAATGCATATCAAACAACCTCAATACTACGAAATTTTAGACTGGGCTCAGGAACATGAGTATCGACTGTTCAATGATGGCGAAAATGCTGTCATGATAAAAAATAACTACATACCATGGCAAATGGAGTCTATAAAGTAACAGAAGAATTTGAAAAAGCCTTGTGTGATTATACTGGAGCACCATACGCTGTTGCAGTCGATAACATGTCGAACGCTCTGTTCTTAGCTCTGATGCATGAAGGAGTGAAAGGAATGGAAATAACGATTCCTGCCAGAACCTATCCATCTGTTCCATGTGAGATCATTCATGCTGGAGCGAAAGTTAATTTCAGAGAAGTGAAAGGAAAAACCATTAAGGGGGCTTACCGACTATTTCCTACTATTGTCATAGATTCTGCGCTTCGATTCACGGCAGACATGTACGAACCAGAGACTCACATGTGCGTATCGTTCACCGGTCCGTACAAGCATTTGAAACTCTCTAAGGGAGGGGCGATCCTAACTGATAATTTTGAAGCCTACAATTGGTTCAAGAGAGCAAGGTTTTCAGGTCGTAGGGAATGCTCGTACCACGATGATTATTTTGACATGCTCGGATGGAACTTTTACATGATGCCAGAAATTGCAACGCGTGGGTTACTGCTGATTCAGCAGTTCTATAACATAGACGGCACCAAGAAACACAATGATGATTTGGAATTGCCGTATCCTGATCTTTCGAAATTCGAAATCTACACGAAAGCGAACCGAGATTAAAAAAATAGCTTAATTTGGAAAAAATCGATTTTTCAAGCGTCAACCCTAATTTTATAATTGGAGTGCATTCTTCATTGCAACAGAAAATGACTGGAGCAATAGTAGCTATGCATGAACTTGCTTATAAATTAGCTGAACGTGGTTATAAGACTTGCGTCGTTGCTGATCCGCCAAAACCTCATGAAAACTTGGTCAGAATACCAGGAGAAATTGTGAAATCCGAAGGGTTCATGGAGTATTTCGTTTGGGATAATTTCGAGTATCCAATATCAAACACCATTTCGATATACCCGCAAATCACTAGGGGCAATCCATTTGGAACGAAACATGTAGCTAGATGGATCCTATACCATACTGAAGCTGATATAGAAAAACAGTATGACGAAACAGACGAATACTTCAATTACTCTAATTTCAAAACGTACAGAGAAGTAAAGGATCGAAAGTTAACTGTTCTTGATTACAAATTTGACGAACTATTCTTGACTAATTTTGGAAGAAGAGATGGGATATGCCACATACGCCATAAAAATATTCCGCCGACTGGCGATTTGGTATTCGAAAAATTAGGATCATACGATTTGACTGATTGGAAAGAACGTGGAGGATACGAATACCTAAGAGAAAAATTAAATCAGTATAAGTACATGCTCAGCTACGATCACGCGAGCTATTACTCTATTGCTGCTGTGCTTTGCGGATGCACTACTGTTCTACTTAATCCAGGAAGATCATACGAATTTGCAAGAAACGCTAGCACCGATTTGGACAATCGATTAGTGACTCCTACTGAGTTTCGAATGCTAAATCCATTGCAATCATGTGGGATAGCCTATGGTTGGAATGATATTTCATGGGCAGAAGCAACCTTGCCTTTTGCCACTAATCACCTTAAAGAAATGGAAAAGTTAAACGATCGTACAGTTGACGATTTTGTAGACTTTTGGAAAAAAAAATTATTGTAAATGTCAGAGAACTTACACTTAATGGAAACCGGACGCGGTACGTATTACGATAGGGGTGTCAACATCATATCATGGACAAATGATTCAAAAGTAAAGGTCGGTAGGTACTGTTCTATCGCTAGGGATTGTACGTTCATATTGAATGCAAACCACCGACCCGATTGGGTCACCACCTCAACTATGCTTAGGGGGCCTGTTACTCCTGAGCTTGATGAATACTTAAATCATGTTCTCGGCCACAATAAAGGCGGTGACATCATCATCGGAAATGATGTTTGGATAGGAACTCAATCTATGATAATGCCTGGAGTAAAAATTGGAGACGGAGCAGTAATTGCTGCCAGGTCAATCGTCACGAAGAATGTCAAACCTTACACGGTTGTCGGCGGAGTTCCGGCTGAATTTCTGTACACCAGGTTCAACTCGGACATCGTCGAAAAGTTATTGAAAATAAGATGGTGGGATTGGTCAGCTCAGAGAATTGCTGAATGGTCTGACCTCATGTGGAGCAATAAGCTAGAAGAGTTCGTCGAAAAGGCTCTCGCTGACATGGACAACGTTAAGAAATTCGAAATCGTTGCAGTTGAGAATGGAAACCGAAAGGTTCATTTCACGAATGTGACGAGCACCACGAAACAGGTCGAAGTAAAGTTCGTCGAGCCTTACACTGGCATAACTCAGTACATTTATCCGCTTGACATTCCTCCCGATGTAACATACTGGTCGGAACAGCCGTTACCTTGGAGGAACAGAACGTTCTCAGTAGTCGACAGAGAAACTCAGGAAGTTTACGACAGTAAAATTCTCGACGGAGAGTTTGACCTTGCTCCGATGGATCGTGAAGGTTACCTAAAAAAGATTGCCGATAGGGAAAGTCGTTACGAAAGAAGGTTGGGATTGATTGGCGTTATTGCTGAGCATCTCGTGATTCACGAGAATTCCGATTACGTTGATGTTCTACCAGGAGACGTAGTAGTCGATGTCGGTTTCAACTTCGGAATCTTTTCATTGCGTGCTCTGAACAAGGGAGCCAGCAAGATCGTAGCATTCGAACCGGATCATGAATTGTACGGAAAGATCCATGACATTTATCCCGATAAGGACAAAGTTACATTGTATAACGTTGCAGTATCCGATCATTACGGAGAAGTTACGTTCTACAGTACGCTAGGTTCTCTAGATTCAAGCACCCTTTGCAAACCTGCAGGAATGGGAATCCAAGAGTACACGGTTCCGTGCATAGACTTTTACGATTTCATTCGCAATACGGCAAAGCTCGATCACATTGACTTACTGAAGGTCGATTGCGAGGGAGAGGAATACAAGATCATGGAAAACATACCGGACGATTTCCTAGCTACCATTCCTAGGATCATACTGGAATACCATTTCAACAACGGCCCGGAACTAAAACCCATCCTTGCAAAACTGGAAAGAACCGGTTTCGAATGGGTAAAGAATAACCCCGATTGGATTGCCGGCGATGAAAATACTGACTTGATTGGAATGATATACGCAAGAAAAAGAAAACCCGTTCCACCTGTCGAGTAAAAGATAAGACTATGGCAATCGTCAAAATCAATAAGAAAGCTCTCTATGAGTCCCTGTTGAAGGACAGATCGGAAGAGCGTCGTGTAGGGAAAGAGTGTAGATCTCGGTGGTCGCCGTATCATTAAAAAAAAAA